ACACACCGATACTAACCTAACGGAACCACATATGGCGATAGATTTTCGAATTGGTACTAAGATAAACAAGAGCCTGAGAACAGATCTCGCTCCAGCTACTAACATCTCACCTTTTCCCTACATTGGAATAGTTAAAAACAATCTTGATCCCACACGCTGTGGTCGCGTACAGGTATTCATTCCTGAGCTGGGCGGAAACCCCGATGATCCAGCCAATTGGCGTACCATAAGCTACGCTAGTCCATTCATGGGATATACCAGCACAGAAATAAATCAGACTGACGTTCAGGATAACAAAGAATCTTTTACTAATGTAACCCATACCTATGGCATGTGGATGGTACCACCAGACATCGGAGTAGAAGTCATCTGTATGTTCATCGCTGGTGATCCTATGCGTGGTTATTGGGTGGCCTGTGTAAATTCAAATCTCAGTAGATATATGCTGCCTGGACTCGCTGGCAGCACAAACGTTAACTCAACATTCGCAACTGCCAATGCCAAGGCCAGTTATACACCTGGCGATCGGCCACCAGTGGTAGAATTCAATGAAAACATACCTGCCAATGAAACTAATTCTAATTTTTATAATGCTCCTAAACCCATACACGAAACACAATATGCTGTGCTTAAACAGCAGGGCCTAGACAAGGACACAGTTCGAGGTACCATATCCAGCAGCAGCCAGAGAGAAACCCCCAGCCAGGTATTTGGAATCAGCACCCCAGGACGTCCCCTAAATGACCCAGCTGATGATCCTAATTATCTTAGGAAATTGAATGCAGGCACGCTGACGGAAGACTATTATCGTGTTAAATCACGCAAGGGCGGTCATACCTTTGTCATGGACGATGGTAGTGTATTGGGAGTCGATCAGCTAGTTCGTTTGCGCACAGCAGGTGGACATCAGATACTCATGAATGACACGGAAGAAACCATCTACATCAGCCATGCCAAGGGCAACAGTTGGGTCGAGTTAACCAAAGATGGCAGCATCAACATCTACAGTAAATCAGGATTTAATCTACGTAGTGAAGGCGATGTTAACATACACAGTGATCAAAATATTAATTTAAATGCCCAGGGCAATATCTACATGAACAGGGTCGCTAACGTATCAGCAACAGTAAACTCGTTGCCTAATACAGTATTCCAAAGCAATACGGGAACCTGGATAAACACAGCTAATAGTATTAGTACTATCAGCACTGTGGCTCCAACACATGAGCCATTTTATAGGGGCTAAATACGATTATGGCCACTACATATAAAGGATTTAGCACGCAGAACGGAAGAAATTTCCGCCTCGCAGACTTTGATCTGATCAAACAAGATATATTAAATCACTTTAATATCCGCAAGGGTGAAAAATTGATGCGGCCAAATTTTGGTACTATCATCTGGAACGTCCTACACGAACCCTTTACTGAAGATCTAAAAAGCGTGATCACGCAGGATGTTAAAGCTATCGCCAGCTATGATCCGCGTGTGAGCTTTGATAACATCATCATTACTGAATTTGATCAAGGCCTACAGATAGAACTACAACTACGCTACGTCTTATCCAATCAAACCAACGTCATGCTGTTGAATTTTAACGGCACGACCAACCAACTAACCACAGCATAATAAACTACCCAGTTTTTGTTCCTGATAAATACTATATAATAGGAAAAGAAGCATGGCAATCACCACGAGACAAACCAGTTTATTAGTTGCAGAAGATTGGACCAAGTTATATCAATCTTTCCGCAATGCAGACTTCCAAAGCTATGATTATGAAACTCTGCGTGCTAGCATGGTCAGCTATCTACAGCTTTACTACCCTGAAGATTTTAACGACTTCATAGAAAGCAGCGAATTTATCGCACTGATTGACATGATCGCCTTCCTAGGGCAAAGCCTCGCTTTCCGCGCCGACTTAAATGCCCGTGAAAATTTCATTGACACAGCACAGCGCCGTGACAGCATACTTAAACTCGCACGCCTGATCAGCTATAATCCCAAACGCAATATCAACAGCAAAGGGCTTTTGAAGTTTGACTCAGTCAGTACTACTGAAACCCTATACGACAGCAATGGGCTTGATCTCAGCGGACTAGTGATCAACTGGGCAGATGCTGGTAACAACAATTGGTTAGAACAATTCACCCTGATCCTAAATGCGGCATTCGTGAATAACCAAAGCGTTGGCAAACCCAGCAACAGCCAGATAATCAACGGCATCATCAATGAAGAATATCAGATTAATTTATTGACCAATACCCTGGCTCGATTCCCTTTTAATTCCACAGTAGCGGGCACCCAGATGCCGTTCGAGATGGTCAGTCCTACCAGCGCAGGTAAGACCTATATATATGAATCCAATCCCAGCCTGAATGCTCCATTTAATATTCTCTATAAGAACGATAATCTAGGCAATGGCTCTGCTAACACAGGGTTCTTCCTTTATTTCGTACAGGGAGCTCTACAAAGTATAGACTTTAATTTTGCAGAGAGCATTCCTAATCGTGTTTATGGTGTTAATACCAACAACATCAACAACAGCGATATTTGGTTATATAGCATAGATGCCAACGGCAATTTAAATGATCTATGGCAGTCCGTGCCAGCAGTGGCCAATACAAATGTCATCTATAATCAGATGCAGAATAGAAATATCTATCAGGTAAACACACGTGCCAATGATCAGATCGATCTAGTATTTGGCGACGGAAGTTTTGCTAATATTCCACAAGGTACCTTTAGGCTCTACTATCGAATCAGCAACGCTTTACAATACAAGATCACTCCAGATGAAATGCAGGGCATAGTCATCCCCGTGAATTATGTTACAGCCACAGGACGTATTGAAACACTTAACATCACGGCCAGCCTACAGTACACTGTGGCCAATGCCACTACCAGAGAAAGCCTTGACGATATCAAGCAGAAAGCACCACAACAATATTACACACAGAATCGCATGATCACGGGTGAAGATTATAATATCTTACCTTATACCCTGTTCAATGATATACTAAAAATCAAAGCGGTGAATAGAACCAGTTCAGGTATCAGTCGTTACTTAGATGTCATCGATGTCACTGGCAAATATTCCAGCACCAACATCTTTGCACAAGACGGTATGATCTACAAAGATACATTTATCAACACATTTAGTTTTGACTACAACACTACTAATGACATCTATCGGGTTATCTATGATCAGGTACAGCCCATAGCAGAAGCACCCGAAACCCTACAGTTCTTCTATTCAGATTATCCCTTGATAGAGCTTAACGACATTCGTTGGCACACATCAACTACTATCGCTAATGGTTCGACTGGATTTTTCATTGATGCTAGTGGTAAGATCCTACAGATTGGATCAGCAGTGACCAGTAATAATCAATACATAGTACAGAATTCCATAGTGAGATTTTCAGCAGGTCCAGGTAACTACTTTGATGCTAATAATTATGTCAGGGTTGGTGTACCAAGTCAACCAGGCGATAAATTCTATATCTATGCAGCTATTGAACTGGTAGTAGGCGATGGAACTAATGGTGGACAAGGTAATCTATCCAGTGGTCAGGGACCGGTGACTATCAATGCAGTCATTCCTAGAATTGGTCTCGATCTAGCAGAACAAGACATCATTGGTGATAAGATATTTGCTGTGTTTAATAATAATTTTTCAAATAGCCTAGTCGCACAGATGGTCAGCTACATACAGGCCTTTGCTAATTTTGGTCTGCGCTACGATGTGCAGTCGGGTACCTGGAGAATCATCACCCCACAGGATTTGAACACCGAGGATGAATTTAATCTGACAAATGCAGGAAATACCAGTGGGCAAGCACTGGACTCAAGTTGGATCATAGCATTCCAAACAGTAGGTCAGACCTACACAGTAAGCTATCGTGGATTGAACTATGTGTTTGAAAGTGTGCAAGAAACCAACTTCTACTACGATGGCACCACTAAGATATTCGATGCGGCCACAGGATTGACCATCCGCGATCAGATAAAAGTGTTAAAAGTCAACAGCAATCCTGATAATGCCAATCCATTGGCCTTAGACTACATCTGGAATGTCTACAAAAGCGTGACCAATGTTGATGGTTATGTAGATATCAATAAGATATTATTGACATTCTCAGACAGTGACAACGATGGAGTTCCTGACAATCCTGAACTATTTGATCTGATCGTAAACCCAGCTGTGAATACCAACAGCAAGTATGTATATTTCGTGCAGACAGTGGGCTACGATAATTTTGCGGTACAACAACCTGTTGACAACAACACAGTGGTATCTATCTATAGTTCATTGAGAGATGCACAAATCGCGGCCACGCTGTATCGAAATGGACAGTTGTTCTACATACCAAATGACAACAAGTTCTATAAACTCAGTGTGAGTGGGGCTGTTTACACCCTGGTAGAACAGACTGGCACCGGCGGTACTGATTCATATACTGCCAAATTTGGTCGCCAGGACATCTATTTCCAATATCGCCACAATAGTCCAAACAATCGACGCATCGACCCAAGTCCAAATAACATCATTGACTTGTATATAATGACCCAGCAGTATGCCATTGACTACGTAGCGTGGGCACAGGATATCACGGGTGCTATAGTAGAACCAGCAGCACCAACCAGCGAGGAATTAGAAACCAACTACAGTACATTAGATAACTACAAGGCTGTCAGTGATACTATAATCTACAATCCAGCGGCGTTTAAACCTCTGTTTGGCAGCAAGGCGATTCCAGCACTGCGAGCTACGTTTAAAGTGATCAAGAATCCTAACGTGGTAGTCAGTGATAATGATATCAAGACTTCAGTTATCGCTGCCATCAATCAATATTTTGATATCGCCAATTGGGATTTTGGTGAAACGTTCTATTTCAGTGAGCTAGCGGCATATCTACATGCGCAATTGGTTCCAAAGATTTCCAGCATCATCATAGTACCAGCTAACGAATCAGAAGTGTTTGGTAGCTTGATGCAGGTAAATGCTAACATAAATGAGATCATTACCAGCTCTGCTACGGTCAATGATGTCAAGATTATTTCAGCTATTACGGCAGCACAGATTAATACCACAGGTATAGTAACTACAGTTTAGGGACCAAGATGGCAACGAGAAAGACACAGACATTTTTACCACAGATATTCCAGACTGACACGAATCAGAAATTCTTGTCAGCTACCATGGATCAGCTAGTCAGTGAACCAGATCTGCAGACACTGTATGGATATATTGGTCGTAAATTTTCTCCCACATTTGTTAATTCAGACAGCTATGTGATTGAACCTAGTGCAGATAGACAAAACTATCAGCTTGAATCTAGCATAGTGATCAGAGATGAACAGAAAAACATAACTTTCTTTGCTAGCTATCTGGATCTATTAGCTAAGATTCGATACTATGGTGGTATCACTACAGATCAAAGTAGATTGTTTGAACAAGAATACTATACATTTGATCCCTTGATCAGTTATGATAAGTTTGTTAACTTCAGCCAATACTATTGGTTACCTGATGGACCTGATCCAGTGGAAGTCAGCACCAGTGGCGTTGATCTAACTGTTACTTACACAGTAGAACGTGATGCACCTAACAATAGATATATCTTTAAAAATAATGGTGCGGCTGACAACAGTATTATCCTAGCACGCGGCGGCGTATACGAATTCGTAGTAGATCAACCTGGCTATCCACTATGGATACAGACAGAACTAGGAGTCAACGGAAAGTTATTAGCTACTCCGACACTTAGTTCACGTGATGTTCTGGGAGTAGAAAATAATGGTACAGATCAAGGTACTATCATATTCCGTGTACCACAGTCAACGGCCCAGGATAGATTCCTAAACATGCCTATCGCTGCAGAAGTTGAATATGCGGCACCTTTACCGTATGCAGCACTGCAAAACAAAACAGTCAGCCAATTTCTAGCGGTATATCCACAATATGGTGGTATCACTGGCCAGCTCAATGGAAAAGAATTGATCTTTATTAATTCTTCGGCCTATGACAATCTCGGAGAAGCTGCATGGACAAATGCTAATGTTAGCTATGGATCACAGACAGCCAACGTAGCTAATGTAGCCATTGGCGCGGTTGGAACTAACACATTAAAACTTAATTCAGTCCAAAATGTCTATGCTAATCTGATCATCACAGGCACAGGTATTCCAGCTGGAACCACTGTGGTCAATGTCAGCACAGGCGGCGGTTCCATTTCACAAACATTTGTAGTTGCTAGTGTGCCAAATCCTGGTACTCCTCCCCCTAATCACATTTATCAGATAGATGGAGCAAACAGACCTATACTGACACTCATACGCGGTGGAGTCTACACATTTGATCAAAGTGCTGCTTCAAACAGTAATCATCCTATAGCGTTTCGAGACAGTGCAAATAACTCTTGGACCTCGGGTGTTGTTTCTACAGGCACTCCAGGAACTGCTGGCGCACAAACAGTGTTCTCAGTGCCAAACGATGCGCCCGACGATCTAAGATACTATTGTACGGTACACGGCAACGGCATGGGCAATACAATCACCGTGACTGGTGTAAGTATTACCCTGAGTGCTAATCTCACAGCCAATGCCGCGGGAACATATTCATTTGTCAGCACAGCGTATAATTCAGGGTATAACGTTCCTGATGCAGATCGCTTTGATGTGTGGAAAGTGGTCTATGTTGATGCTGGCATTACTAACAGCAGTGGTGATATTGATTACTTGGTACAACTTGTTCGTACTGACAATATCAACACTAACGAAAAGGTATACATTAGATATGGATTGGTAAACGCCAACAAATTATACTACAAGGACTTTGACGGATTCCTCAAAGAAGTTCCCTTGATCACAGCCACATTGAACAACTTATGGATACAAGATGCCACTGTTGGTGCACTATATCAACCCGTACAGATCGTTGAGTATGCAGGGTGGACGATCAATGTCGATGAAGAGATAATTGGCAAGCAAAACTATACCAGTCCCAATGGAGTAGATTTTACTTCAGGATTAAAAGTCCAATTTGGTGATGATGTTACTCCCGCTAGTTATCAAAATCGTCAGTTCTATGTTGAATTGGTAGGAGATCTTGGTAGCGGCATAAGATTGGTGCCAGTAGACGAACTAGTGACTCCAGAAGCCTACAATGATGAAAATGCCACGAATTATCCTCTGATCAGAATAATTCTAAGTGAGCAGGTAACAGAAAATATCCCCACAGGTACAACGATATTGATTGGTACTACCAGCGTATTGACCTATGAAGAAGTTATTCTTGGTAAAAATTATATAACCACATTGACCAGTGTAGATCAATCACAGATAGGTGAGGTGGTATCCGGTTTAGGAATTCCTGAAGGAACCATAGTCAGTTCGGTCCGTCTTAACACGGTATTTCCAGATTATATTACTATCAACAAGGCTAGCCGAGATCGCAATGCCTGGTCACGAAATAATCGCTGGACCCATGTTGACGTGATATTAGCCACAGCCGAGTACAATGGGGTCCAACCAGTATTTGATCAAGGCAGCCGGGCGCAACGACCTATCATACAGTTTGAATCTGACATACAGCTGATCAATGAAGGACGTGTGGCCAAGGCACCTATCGACATATTAGATACAACGACCTTAAATGCCTTTACGGATCTGCAGGGAAAAACCTTTAGCACGGCATTTGGCATAACCTTATTCGATGGACTGCGTGTGGTATTTGCTGCCGATCAAGATCCCTTGGTAAACAGCAAAATCTACGTGGTTAATCTGGTCCAATACGATATTGACAGCTTTGGCCAACCCAGTGGACCAATTTATATTAATTTAACCCTAGCAGATGATGGAGAAGTTGACGCTTATTCTACAGTGGTAGTCAAACTTGGTGAATACAAAGGCAGCCAATGGTGGTATGATGGTATCCAATGGAATGAGAGCCAACAGAAAACAAGCCTACAGCAGGCTCCCTTATTTGACATACTAGACAGCACCGGCAAGAGTATATCAACATATCCTAGAAGTACTTTCAGAGGTACTAAGATATTCGGCTATGTCGAGGGCACAGGAACAGTTGATCCGGTTCTGGGTTTCGCTCTGAGCTATAAGACTTTCCAAACTCAGGGAGATATCAAGTTCCAGAATTATTTTAATACTGACACATTTGAGTATATAACCGCAGATGGTGTCCTAACAACAGATAAGATCAATCTCAACTACATCCAGAAGATAAGAGATGCCGCTACCTTAGTGCCTAAGAATACTTGGCTAACTGTACCAGAAGCCAGCAGGCAGTATCAACAGATCAGTTATATCTATGACGGATCTAACAATCCGTTTCCGATCGACATAACTCCTAGTGCATCTGCTACTATCCCCAGTGTTAAGGTGTTCCAAAACTTCGTTTATCTAGACCCCAGCAGCTGGACATTGGCTAACAATGAGATCACTTTGCTTACTTTAACTGAGCAAGATGAAGGTGATCAGATAGATATCTTGATTTATAGCAGAGACGTCAGTAAATTGGGTTTCTATCAAGTTCCACAGAATTTGGATCTAAATGCACAGAACATTGACATTGATACACTAACCCTTGGTCAGATAAGAAATCATTTGATAGCTCAGGCACAGAACAGCACGATATTAGTAGGTGAAGTTCTTGCACAGAGTAATCTCCGTGATATTGATATCAAACAACAGGGTGGCACGATCCTACAACATTCAGCACCAACCCCATATGCCAGCCTATTCCTGATTGATGAAAAGGCAAACTTTGTTAACGGTCTTAGATTTGCACAACAGGAATACACTAGATTTAAAAACAAATTCCTTGAACTCAGCACCAGCCTAAGTGGTATCAATGCTGATGATCCAGTGGCCAGCGTTGATTTGATCATAACGAGGATCACGCAGGTCAAGAACAGGACATTTCCTTGGTATTACAGTGACATGGTACCGTACGGTCCATTGAAGAATATCGTAGGTCAAATTGGCAGCATCGATGGGTTTGAGATATTTGACCCATTGAAACTGAATTATGAGATCACTGAAATATTCAACGACCAAGAACTCAGCAACAAAGCAGTGTTAGTTTATTTAAATAATGTTCAGCTGATCAAAGGTATCGAATATAATTTCAGCACAGATACTCCTAGCATTAATTTTACCACAGAACTCGCTGTGGGAGATATAGTCAAGATAGTCGAATATTCAAACACTGATGGTAACTACATACCAGAAACACCCAGCAAGTTAGGTCTATGGCCTACTTACGTGCCTGAAATATTCTTAGATGATACCTATAGAGTACCTACAACAGTCATCAGAGGACACGATGGCAGTATCACTCCATCATTTGGAGACTATAGAGATCAATTCCTACTTGAATTAGAAAAGAGAATCTATAATAATATCAAGCTACCTCAGAACTCTGTGTTTGGTGATATATTCCGAGTGATCCCTGGTAAGTTCAGAGATAGTGATTATAGTCTAGCTGAGATCAATCAATTGACCAGCATAGATTTCCTAAACTGGATCGGAAACAATAAACTAGATTATTCAACGAATGATACGTTTGATCCTAACGATCAGTTCACTTGGAACTATGCAGAATCGACTGACAAGATAGACGGTAGTAAACTACAAGGTTCGTGGAGAGCCTGTTATCAATATTTCTATGACACTATACGTCCGCATATCACCCCCTGGGAAATGCTGGGATTCTCAGCTGAACCAGACTGGTGGCAGGCATTCTATGGTCCTGGACCATACACAGGTGGCAATAAACTCTTATGGGATGACCTAGAAGCAGGACTGATCCGTTACGGTGATCGTGCTGGTGTTGACGTTAATTATCGCCGTCCTGGACTAAGTGCGGTAATACCTGTGGATGTTAATGGTAATCTATTAAGTCCAGCTCAGGCATTATCACGATCATTTAACAGCAAGAGAACAGCCAGTGCATGGGCCGTCGGGCAATCTGGTCCAGTGGAATTTGCTTGGAGGAACAGCAGTGAATTTCCTTATGCTGTACAACAAGCCCTGGCGCTGGCCAAACCGGGCAGATATTTTGGATCATTGATTGATACTTATAACTACACACCATTGAATCTACTTAATGATCTTGATGAATTACCTGACGGAACAGTCACAGGGTCAGAACAATATCTGACTCGCACGACCAATCATCATCTCACACAAGATGCAGTCGACTTCAATGGTAACACCAATTCAGGCACGGTGTATAGGGGATCAGGATATATCAACTGGGTCGCTGATTATTTGACAAACCTAGGCATTAATCCCACAGCCTATCTCATACCTATGCTGGAAAACTTCCAAGTCAATCTTGGCTACAAGCTAGCAGGATTTACTGATCAACGTTATCTAGAAGTCCTAGCTGAACAGGTCAGTCCGACCAGCACCAATGCCAGCGTGTTAGTACCTGACGAGAACTATAAGGTTTATCTGAACGAAAACCCAGTGCCAGTTGACAAGATAGTCTACAGTGCTGTTATCGTTGAAAAAACAACCAATGGTTACAGTGTCCGTGGATACGATCTGTTCAACAGTTACTTTACCATCATTCCTAGCGTGGTAAATTCTAATGCCAGCAGGATCACAGTACAGAATAGATCTGCTACCATATATAATAACTATCAGAATCTTAAACTACAGGTTCCATATGGTTATGAGTT